CTAAATCGTCGGACAGCCCCAGTCATAGTGCTGGGTAATCGTCAGTACGACCTTCCCCATCACGATCACTTCACTCAACGCCTCGCCTTCTATCACATCACCGTCCGGCGTCACGATACATCCCCCCATCATTTTCCCGATCGCCAGTTCCCCGAATATCTCATAACACAGCGTGTCTCCATCAAGGGGTGTAAGCGCAGCATCAACGACATATGTCAGGCCGCCGAAATCAACAAGCGATGTGGCTGCCGGATGATTGACGAATGCCCTGTTCAGGCAAAACCGATCTTCAACGTAATCAGCAGCAGGTGAAGGAAAGCCCATAATCAGTATCCCCCATTGTTAGGATTGAACAACTGGAACGTTCGTCGCTCACCCTCTTCAGTCGACACATCGCGGAACGTGCTCTGATAGTGCTCTATCCACTGATTAGCCTCTTTCAACGTCCAGTCGTAATTAACCGCCGCCAGGGCATTCACAAAATCAGCGGTGGCTACAGTACGCCGCCCGCTGGACTCAACTTTTATGCTTTCTCTAAATGCTAACGGAATGTCATCTCGCCTGCCCATGCCCACCCCTACACTGTTTGGATATACAGTATTATTTGATCAGTTAACCGAAATGGTCAACCGGATGAGTTGGGGAATTTGTTAGGCCTATGATCTGTGGGAGAAATTAGATGCCACCCTGTCTCAAGCCGCCATCCCTTTCTTTGCTAATTAAAATTCTATTTTTTAGCCAGATTCCCACAGGGCGCTCAACATAAAGGTAAGTAAGTGCTGCCACTGCAACACTTAACAAAACTGATGAAGCTATGAATACTATTGCGTTACCACTATTACCGAAAATCCATAACATGGAAGATATTACGATTCTATGTATCAGATATAAAGAGTATGAAGATGCGCCTAAAAACATCATTAAATCACTTGTTTTTATTTCTACTTCAGAATAAACCAGACAAAGAACTATAAGGAAGGAAGGTATTCCCCAATAAATAAATCGATACTTATCACTTAAAAGCATCATTGCAATTACGCACAAGGAAACTATTATCCATAGATATTTCTTGCTTAATGTAGGCTTGCGTAATTTACTTTTTGTTATTACAGCGACAAGAACTCCAAGCAAAAACTCGAACACTATTCCATTGTGATAAAAACTCATAAAGTCAAAACTTCCGCTAATTACGTAAAGTAATGAAACAAGGATAATTAAAGGAATTTCGATTCTCTTGCTGAACAAAACAATAGATATTGACATCAATGCATAAAAAGCAACTTCCATATTCAAAGACCAGCCAACGCTATGTACTGGTAGGTATATGCCTTGAAGATTCTTGCTTGGTATAAATAGTAAGCTCTTTAAAATTCCATCAAAGCTTATATCGCTAAGAGGGTAAATATCAAAATTAATATAAAGCATGGCAGTAAATATAATAGTAGTAAACCAGTACATTGGGGCTATTCTTATGATTCTATCTATTATAAAATAAAGTGCGCCCTTTGGTTTATTTGTGTAAGATGAAAAAATCACATACCCACTTATTACAAAAAATATATCAACACCAAACGCCAATTGGTGGGTGAACAATTTATTTATAAAGTTACTACCGGTTTCAATACCATGCTGCCTGCAGGCATGGTATATAACAATGGCGAATGCAGCGTAGAACCTCAAGGCCTGTAGACTTCTAATCATTGCGGTGTCTTAACTTTTTAAAGAGTGGTAAATTACATGCTAAATTTTTAGTTGTCAATATACCACCCAAGTTATTCAGCTCTGATATACTTCTTCTAAGTGATCATCAACCTCTTCCTTTGTGGCTTCTCTTGCTCCTTCAGTTTTGTCTCCAGTGTAAATCCATCCTTCTTTATGAACCCACCATTTCTGCTCGTACATAGCGATTCCTTAATAGATGATTATAAATTCTAAAGCCCACTGAGCGAATGCACCTGTCGTATTAATACCAACAGCGGTTCCACTGCTCTTTGGCATTATGGTAATTCCTGCGTTTCCAGTGTTGAATTGGGCTGTTGTGGAAGTCAGCACGGCACCAAGAGATCCAGCCATTGACCCCGTATCTCCAGCAGTGATCCTAGTGGCAAACCCTATAGCAAAATCACCCACGGAGTAGCCATTGTTAGCAGAAACGCACCGTAGTCGAATGTTAAGAATGCACTCTTCTGGGGTTAAAGTTAACCCATGGGTTTGAATAGCAGGCGTGTTTGCTACGAGCGTAATCCCAGGGGAAACATATGTGCGCTGCCTTTTAACCCCTAGATTGGCAATTGCAGCTGCCTGGGCGATTGCTCCAGCTTGTGCTATTTCTGAGAGGTTGTTCGATGTTTTAAGCAATCCGTTAATCAGAGACTGTGCGAACGCAGTCGTTGCAAACTGTGTTGTATTCGTTCCAGCCGCTGCGGTCGGCCCTTTCGGCGTTCCCGTGAATGTCGGGCTGGCGAGTGGAGCGCCGCCCAGGGTAGAAAGTGCCACAGTTTTATCGGCCACATCAGTGAGGTTGCTACTTTTTTGTAGGAAATCATTTGCGCCATTGGCCTTTAGGGCAGCAATGAAGTTATTCAACAACGCGGTGGCATTGCCGTTATCAAGAACATCCACACCAGCAGCATTAGAAATAAACTGAGCCAGCACAGAGGCGACGAAGCTGGACTGTCGCAGTGCTTTATTAATTTGTGCAGATGATGCCTTTCCTGACTGGAAGCCAGTTAAAAGCGCCGACAGCGATTCATAATCAGCCTGTGATGTGACGTTCGCACCATTCCCGATAGCGAACGGTTTAATATTATTCGTTGCCATTATAAAGCTTTCTCCCATGCGCCGTTGTCGAACCCAGCGATATATTCATTGTCAATATCGAAGCCAAAAAACTTATTGCCTTCGGATGGCGTTTCTACAGAAGGTATTTCAATGCTTCCCGCCCACACACCAGCTGCTTTAACGGTCAGGTAGCCCTGCCGGATAGCGGCAATCAGCTCAAGTGACACGCTGGCGATATCCATTTCCGGGAACACCCACAGGCTGATAGTCATGTCCTGGTTATCGACGATCTGCATGCGGATGCCGGACCCGGACAGCGCGGTATCGAGGATTTCCGGCAGCGTATCGTTAGTACCGTCCCAGCTGTTGATAGCGATTTTTGCTTTCAGAATGACACGATAGGTATCATCACTGAGGCTGGTATAGCCATTTTCCGGGTCATATGGCCCCTGCCACACGCCCTGATCCCAACCCAGACCGTCCGTGTCCAGAGAGAAATAAATGCCTGATATTGGAACGCTGACTATCCGCGATCTGCCGATCCACTCACCGAGGATGTCAAGCTGCACACCGATGGCGCTGTCGATATCAAACGCTGTCAGAAGGCCATCAAGCGACGTAGAGACGTCAGTCAGGGGGCGTGTTGAAAGGTCGACGTGGTCAACAAAAAGCGGTTTTCCCCGGTGGTAATTTGTAATGAGGTCGGTGTATTTACTCATGGTGCCACCGTGATCGCTATATTAGCCACCAGGCAAGATGCAGACTCGTTATAAGCCGTTGTGATGTTGGACGGCGAAACCATTCCCGCAGATTTACCGATCTCCAGGCTGTTGATGTCGTAATAACGGCTGGCACCACCGCTGACCACTCCAAGGTTTGCAGGTGAGTAAATCCGGCTGATAAGCACATCATCACCGATCGTCAGGGAGTTGATATAGGCTGCTATCGCAGTCTTAATATCTTCACCTACTTGGGTGGTGTACCCACCGAAAACACGGAGCGTGATTGCGACAAATATCGGCACATCGACAGAACGGGAAAAGCTGATCGGGTGCGGGTTACCATATCTGTCCGGCACCACGATTGATGTCGTTCCAAACGTAGCTACCCCCTGCCCTTTGTTCCCCCGGATAGTTTGAGCAATAACAGTAGCATCACCGCCATCAATAATTGCGGAGATGGAGTGCGCCGGGAGGCCATTACTGTCAACAGCTCCGGTGTCGTTCTCATAGAGCTTGTGGCGGGTTACACCAGCCACGTTCGCAATAGCAGCTTCAACCCCATCAAACGGTGTCAGCGATGGCAAGGCCACACTTTGTGACTGCCGCTTCCTCAGCTCCGCGTTGGTTTCGGCTGCCGATCCTATAGTTGCAGCTGCGGCATTTGTGACTGAGGACCAGCCGCGTGTCGGGGTGTTAATCTGGCTCACAGAGCCAATAACGGCGGCCACAGAACCCGATGTTACACATGTCGCAGTTGCAGTGATGCCGCCTGCTGGGCCGATCGTGACGCTAGCTGGCAGGTTCCAGATAATGTTGTTCGTGTCCTTCACAGAACCATTTGTGATAGTCGTCCCGGCGGTTCCGACCAGTAGCACATCAACGGTTGAACTCGTCGCCGGCTTGCGTGCGATACCGTTAATTTTTACGTTACGAGTCAGGGCATCTGTAAGCGCCGTAGACGGTGAGAATGAGTTGTAGCATGCAATGGCCGTATTGTTCGCGTCATGGATAGCCAGCGCCACCAGTGCCACCATCTGCCCGTCTTTACTGTCAGGATCCAGATACGCGTCGGTACCGTAAATCTGCTGAAAATATCCGGTCACTATGCTCAGTATTGTCTGGTAATCGGGCGCGCTGATCCCCTGGGCGGTTACCGTTGCCGATAACCCCAGCGTATCGAGGTTCAAAGCCATTTATGCCTCGCTTGTGACTGTCGTCGTTCCGTAGATGGTGTCGATGGTCGCCGTGAAAATGACCCGGCGTGATGAGGTGTTAACCGTGGTATCGAACGAGATTATTGAGTTAACGCCCGGCGTTTCGAGGATGCGCTTGCGGATCGCCAGGTTGTACGTCTCCGGCCGTTGCTTGCCCAGCACAGATTGCATCCACGGCGTGCCGGTAGTGGTATCAAGGAACCATTGCCCATACCAGAGCAGGAAGCGGGTTTTGACAGCCTGCGCAACACATTCTGGAGAATTGACCAGCCAGGTGTCATCACCTCGCCCGAACGTGTAATCGCCGTCGGCGTCTTCCCGTCTGTATCGCATCAGTTCGGCCCCCCCGTATTACCGCCGCCAGTCTCTACGCCACCATGTGTGTGCGTCATCAGGCTCTTACCGCCAGCTGTCACATCGTTGGTTACCTCGATCGGCCCCTGCATCGTTGCAGTACCACCGCCTTCACCCATACCCTGTGACAGGTTGCCGTTTATCGTGACATTGCCGTTGAGCACAATTTCCGGTGCTGTAATTTCAGCACCGCCCTGAGCACTGGCTGTCAACTTTCCGGGAGTCTGAACAGTAATCGCATGGCCGGCGGCGACCTCAACGAATGCTGCGCCATCGTCGGTACGCAACTGCGCCCCTGACATGCTGATGTCAGTTATTTTTTTCGCCTGGGACTGGGGACCAACTATAGCGAAAGCGTCGGACAAGTCATGCTGGCGATCATCAACTGACTCCTGTACACCACCGCTCTGCCACCAAAAATCAGTGCAGCGGTCGCTGAACACAATCAGGCATTCGTCGCCAGGCATGACAGGAAATGTGAGAGTGCAGCCGCCACCGCGCGGGAAGACGACAGGGACATCCATCAAAAGCGTTATGTTCGCTGATACAGGAGCGTCTGGGTTGTTCGGTATCTCGCCTTTAATAGCCAACTGAACGACACAGGTGACCGCATCAGGATCAAATGACTGGATTATCCCCGGCAAAGACACGCGCATCATGGAGAATATCGAAGCGGCCAGAGCGTCAAAAGACTGCTGCTGGCCACCGTACTGCGCTTGCTGGCTTACTGGCATGGGTTTCTCCAGGCATAAAAAAACCCGCCGAAGCGGGTCTGTTAAAATATTAAGCTGTATAGTGACTAATAAATGTACGCAAAGGACTTCCAGGGTCGAAAATTAAAAAAAGAAACAAAATTACAGCAGGAAGACCTAAAATTAACCAAATCCATTTTTTCATTAACGTACCTTAATACAATCAAAAGAACCAAATAAACGAGCCTGATCCATATTGCTGCGAATCGCTTCAACGTTAAGAGTAGCCTTACCATTGCGCTTGATGTAGTCCATGCCTAACCAGCCGGGATAGTCGCTGCGTGGCACCATCCACTGCATTTTGATGTTGTCGTAATCTTCCTGTTGCTTCAGAAAGGTGACCTTCTGGCTGGTTGGTTTGATACCGTTTATTCTGGCCCAGCCGTCATTGTTTGGGCTAGTTGAAAAAACAAAGTCCCCGCACCTCATATACGGCTCACCATCCTTTGCAGCATTTGCCGCTGATGTGAATGCCAAAGAGATAAAAATAGCGAAACAGAAAATATTTCTCTTCACTGCGGCGCACCTCGTAACAATGCAGTATTAGTCTGAAGGTCAGCAGAACCACGCGCACTACACATCAAATCCATGTACCACGCCTGCCCTCTGGTATCGCCAGTATAGCTTATGGATTGAACGATATACACGCCGTCAGTCGCAATACTTGCAGGCTGTTGCAGTGTGCCGGATACCGTCAGATTGCCGTTGCTGTCAGTTTCGCTGGCGCGACTGGGTAGCACTTTTACTTCATCCGATGACAAACTGGTGCGGTACACCGAGGCCTGATCCAGCTCAATTAGCCCGGTCACCCGGATATTGGGGTTAATCAGGCAGCGCACGTTCACCCCAGCCCCCATAGTCTGTTGTGGCATCCCGACAAGGCCAGTGCGGCTGTTAAGTACAATCGCTTCATGGGTGTATTTATCGATACTTACAAGCTGAACCTGTCCATCGACAATCTGCCAGTTCGCCTTGCACTGACGAGCGATATTGTTCATCAGGTCACGCGCAGGCATGAATAGCGACCGTCCACGCGGATACACCGTTGTGGGCATTTCAGCGGTGATACCCTGCGTCACGCCGAAAGGCGCGAAGCTTTTCATCGCTACTGCATGCAAATCAGCAACCGTGTAACCGGCGGCAAGTGTGGTATTTAGCATCGCATTATTTAATGCCTGGTGTCCGTCGACAGCCTGGATCAGGATATACGTGTCAGTCGGGTTATCGCGTCCGGTCACCGTAAAGCGAATTTCTCCGTTGAAAATGTCACCGAAGTTACGCCCGTCAGTCTGTCCAGTTTTCGACGCATCGACATTGCGCACCACGCCGACCTGGCTGGATGATACCGGAGCGGCCAGGCCGTCATAACCGGCGATCATCTTTATCTTCGAGAACTCACTACCAAGAATGCGGCTGTTCGTGTCCTTTGAAAGGTTATAGACCTTCAAGGTGGCAACACGCGGCCACATCGTATTGGTCCACTCGATATTAAACGTGACTTTGAAATCAGAAAGGCTGATCCCCAACCCGTCATCGTCAGTGAGCATCAGCTCAAAGTGGCGCATCCAGTTCTCAGACATCGTTACTCCGTTATGACATAGAGGTGGCTGAGGTTGCCAAGATCAGTTTTGTCTGGATATTCCTGTCCTGCGGTATCGCACATGCACACCAGTGCAAACCCCTGACCAAGGTATTCATATTGCGCCAGCAGGTCTGTACCGGTGACCAACGGAATGCCCGCGATAATGTCACTGCCCGAGCTGTCCTGAAGGTCGATTATCCATCCAGCAGCGTCACGCCAGATAACTCTGATGCGATAATTGCCGCCGCTGATCTGGATATTGAACTGCTGGTTGTCTGGGGAAAGAGGGATTTCAGTGATTGCCATTTACCCTCCAAGGATTGGACCCAGTATCTTAGACAGCACCGATTCACTGGCCGTCTTCACTGACTTCGTGCCAGAGTTCTGCACGCCGGATGTACTCACTCCCTCCGACATATCGGTTTTATCAGCCACCTGCACACTTCGCGTTGATGATATCAGCACCTCTTTCAGTGTGAGGGTTGCCATCAGCACATTCTCGCTGGTGCGTTCTGTTGTCACATCAAGGACACGGATCAGCATATTCCTGTAAATCCGTTTCCCGGTCGTCACATCGAACGGCACACGGGTAGCCTGCAGGTTGAGTAATTCCTGGTATGTTTCTCCGGGACTCAGGCCAAGCCCCAGTCCAATTGAACTGGTATCAGCGAAGTCCAGCAATGAGCCACCGCCAGCAAATCCCACCTCCATCAGCAGTTCAGCCGGTCGCTTAAATGCATGGTCAGCAACCGGCGCTTTATCCTCCACAGGGTGTTCCGTTATCTCCAGCGAGTCGCTGTGCTTTTCGCTGATAACCACGCTGGGGATGATCAGCCCGATTTTCCTGCTCTGTTGCGAGAACAACGTAGAGAGAATGTCCATTATCGCGGCCTTGTTTCAATGAGCTGGGTCAGCAGGGAGTTGACGTTAATTTGTTTATCCGCAATTTCCCGCCCGGCCTGCAGTGGATCGCTGACGCCATGAATGTGGATGTTGGTTTCCTGGCTGATTGTGGCACCGGCAGAACGGGCAGCCTGCGGACTTCTCCAGTCGGAGAAACCCTCTTTACGGGCCATTGCCTGCATCAGCGCTGTCATTACCTGTGGATTTTGCAGATTAAGCGCGGCTTTGGGGTCTACTCCCATCCAGCCCGATACGTCAGAAATATATTTTGCCGTATCGTTCTCTTCCGGCGGCGCCCAGGTGGAGATGATATCTGTCAGGTTCTGCAGTACCCTGCCCGTGGTTTTTCCCGTGTAGTAGCGCATTAACTGGTTACGCATCGCGCCCCAGCCCTCCACTGCCGATCCGAATGAACGGAAACCGTTGCCGCTGACCGGGCGAAGGTTACCCGGGTTGTTGTTGCGATCGGGAAGGTTTCCCCCACCGCCACCAGTACCTCCGGTAATCCATCGACCGATGCTGCGAGGATCAAAGCCAGTTTTGCTTTTAACCCATTCCGCTGCGCCGTCGGCACTGCTTGTCACACCCGGTATTGCTGAAGGGTTACCTTCTCCCTGGCTCCATATCTGCTTACCAATGCTGGCCACGTCAGACCATCGGCCATCTTTGATGGCATTCAGCAGGTCACCGATCATCGTCAGCATTTTACCCAGCTCACTGAGGTTGTGCGTCAGATTGGTAAATTCCCACTTCAGGCTCCACTCATTCGGGTCAATACCGAACAGCTCAGCCATCGCTTTCCCGAGGGATTTAACGCTACCGATTAGCTCGTCAATGCCCTTCAGCGCGGATTTTATTGCCGGTTCCCACCTACCCCAGTCAATGAGTGATTTGCCGCCCTCTTTCCAGGTTTTGTAATCGTCATAAAGCCCGATAATCGCCAGGCCTAGCGTGGTGATGATGCCAATGGGAGAGGTCATAAAAGCGCTGTTCAGGATACGCCACGCCACAACCAGCCCACCCAGCACCATGATGAGCTGCTGAGTTTGTTTATCCAGCGTCCCCCACCACTCCTGGATATCTCCGGCCGCCTGAATCAGCCGGTACACCACCCGGCCGATGACATCAGCTAGCCAGAGCAGACCTTTGATGCCGCTGGTGAGCACTTTTTCGATTTTAGGAAAGTTGTCGAGCACCTGTTTGCGCAGGTTATCAATCGACCCGGTGAGCCCCTCTGCGAGGTTAGAACCAATTTTATCCCGCGCCATTCCGGCCATTTCGCCGAAGGAACGCAGCGATGTCATGAATTTGTTTGAGCTGAAGGCGGCAGTGTCGGCGTTATAGCCGATCGCTTTTGCCATCTGCGAATACTGCGCACTGAACTGGCCCACCCCACGGCGCATCGCCATCAGTGTGTTTTCGTCAATGCCGAGCATCTGCGCGTACTGATTGGCCCGGTAGTACGGCATGTTGCTGAGCTTTTGCCCCACGCCTGTGAAAATAGAGGCCATATCCCGCATGTTGCCGCTGGCATCACGCGTCTGTACGCCCAGTCGGTTAAGGAAGCCCTCTCCACCTGGGTTATTGCGCACAAATTTCGCCAGGCTTTCTACTGAACTTCGCGCAGCATCTACCTGGCCGCCCATTTGAGAGACCGCATATCCAATCTGCTTAATGCCCTGCACGGTTGCCCCGGTACGCTGTGACATCCAGTACAAATTATCAAGGCCACTGGCAATTTTTGCGGTGAAGGCAACAACGGACAGCGCCGCAGCTTCGACTGCCGCCCCCATCTTCACCGCCTGAAGCGTTGCACCCGTCAGCGTTGCCTCAAATTTACGGGAACCGGCTTCATCAACCTGAAAGCCGAGGCTTACCAGAAAATCCTTGATAGTCTCAGCATTCATTGTCCTGTCTCCATTTATCGATACGGGCCTGGTTATCGGCCTTTAAATCCAGCCAGTCATTCATCCGGGCTATGTCAGCAAGGTCAACAGAACCATCCAGCAGCTTGTCATAGCGAATGTACCCGGCATCAACCGGGCGCATCAGGAAGTCTTCACCATCCGGCAATGATTCAAGACTCAGGCCGCTGGCAGGTCCTGCGTCTCGCTGGCGGGGACTGCGGGCAAAAAATTTCCCAGGCTGTCGCCCACCACGCGGCCAACCATCTGCAACATCACCATCAGATCGATGTCATCAAACATCAGCTGCCCCTGGGTAAATACCGGGGTCCAGCCTTTGCCGTGCTGACGCGACACAACGGACAAGCACGGGAAGATGATCGCATTGGTGTCTTCATCGCTCATGTCGGCCAGTGCATCGGCAATCTTTGGCAGCGCGGTATCCAGCGCCTTGAAGGCATTACCACTCTGAGCATCGTCTTTGATACTCTGAAAATCCGACATCATGCCAGTCAGGATCGGCAGCAATTTGCGCGATACCTTCAGTTGGTCAAACACGTTCAGTTTCGCGGTGCGGTATTGCTGGCCTTTCAGTTCAAATTCCATCGATTAAAACTCCCCAAGCAGTTCATCAATTTTCAGGCAGTCGAACACCCAGGCGACAGTAGAGCCGACCTTTGCATTCTGCCAGTCCGGTTGCTTCTGGAACGCCGCTCCGCGCGCGGTAACAAGATCGTCAGACGCAGCGTTACGCAGGACAATCACGTTATTGCCCCAGGTTGAGGATGACTGCGACTGCGCGTTGTACATCAGCGACAGCTTTTTGTTCGCCGGCGACGTCTTCAGCAGGTTGATGGTTACGGTACCGGATTTGCCCGCGTGCAGGCTGTGCATGCCCTCGCCGTCAGCACCGATGGTCATGGTGTTTTTGGTTTCGGTCATGGTGACCGTAATCCCCTCTTCGGAGTTTGCTGAACCGTATCCAAGGTCCACAACGCCAGTCGGACCGGTAAGGGACGCCGTAACGTCCATGAAAGAATAAGTAGACATTCAGTTCCCCTTAGCGAACCACGTTGATTTGGACGTCAGCGTAATGAACAGCGCCCGCCAGCTTACAGGCCACCTGAATCAGCGGCGCTTTGCGTTTCTCACGGTCTGACTGTGCCTGCGTTGCAAGCGGCGCAGCATAGGTGTAATACCCTTTTGTCAGCGTGTCGCCAGATACCAGCTGCCCGATCGGACCGCCGTTCCACACCCCGGGTGCCACCAGGCCATTCGTTACCGACTGGTCCATAGACTGCTCAACGTTGGTCAGTAGCCGGGTAACACCGGCTTCGGTCTGTGGGACTTTCGTGGTGGAGGTGTAAAGCAGGTTAAACAGATTGGTCTGCACGTAGTTCTGCAGCCAGTCCAGGCCGTGGCGCTCGTCGAAGAAGTCGCCATTTGCCATCACGCCCTGTTGCAGAATTGCCGTGTCGTTGGCGTAGTACACATACACGTTCGCATTTTTCGCATCGACCGCCGCCGCCTGATTACTGGTCAAGGTTTCATAGGTGATACCTGGCTCCTGCTTGAATTTCAGGGTGATCGTGGTGTTGCTGCCCGTAAAGTTAACGGTGAACGCCCGACCAAACGCAGACACAGCCGCATACTTGCTGCTGGTCGAATACTGAATGAACGTGCGGCTGTAGCCTGCGGCCTTGAGTTTTGACGCAAGGTCGGTGGTTGATGTGGTGGAAATGGTTCCCTCATCATCGGACGTTACCGCCAGAATGCGGCTCAGGCTCGATGCCTGAATAGCAGCGGCCACTGAAATCACATCAGCATCCACCAGGTCTGCATCATCAGCAATCGCCAGCCCGTACCAGTTGGTAAACTGAAGCGCGGCGTTCACGGCCTGGAGCAGAGTTTCAACAGTTCCAGCCTCTCCGCTCTCCAGCGTTTTAGCCCATCGCCCGATATATACCTGCGTCGGTGTCGGGGACTGAGAGAAGAAGGTAAGCGCAGCATCATATTCCGGGCTGTCAGTACCGAAGTCTTCACCCACATCTTCAGAGGCGGTGTACAGACGAATACGCTCAGACACAGGGATGACGGTGGAAGTACCGAGGATAAGCAGTGATCCGAAATTGCGCCCGGTCGCCGCAGTCGGTGACATGATAATGTCAACGTTAACTACGTTGGATACAGGTAATCCCTGTGCCATAGTTTAATCTCCAAAAAATGTGACTGGCGCTTCTGCCAGAGATTTGATGCCGTACTCGCGAATGACCTTCCGGCGCAGGCGCACGGTGATGTCATACCGTCGTACCCACTGGTTATTAATGAGTTCAGGGAAAGGAGTCAGTTTCGACACGTCGAAAAGCGTCAGCCCGGTGGCATTAAGCACCTCGTTGTTCTGGCTGACGGTGACGCCATCGCGGAACTGAGTGCCTGTACCCTGACCGCCTGGCCCATAGAACGACGCCATGCACTCAATCACCTCATGCCGCCACATCTCGCTGCTGCCATCACCCTGCTGAATGAATGCCGGGTTTGCGTCGGGGTTGAAGTCAATAATGCCGAATCCGCACCAGTTAGCATCTGCCGGGGGCTGCGCCGACTGAACGGGTGTCCATCGGGGCTTAACCATCCCCGCTGGCAGTCCTGATACAGCACGAACCCACCGACTTAACTCACGCTCCAGCGCCTCGTCGTAATCCGGTCCGTTGCTGGTTGGGGTGAGATATCCGGTTGATGTGCTGTCATTGCTCACTTTTACCCCCGTCGAACGGGATCAGGATGCAATGTGCCTGCACGAAGCCAGCCCCGTATGCTGTATACGGATCGACACCTTTCACGAAGTATTTCCGGTTCTGATAGGTAACGATATCCGCGTCACGCTCCGTCTCTCCGGCAATCAGTTGCGTCAGGGTGGCAATGAAGATTGCACCAGAGATAACCCGGCCAGCCTGCAACATCTGGTATTCCAGCGACCGATCAACAGTAACTACCCCGGCGAAGCCTTCTGACGTTTCGGTATTGGCCGCGTATCCATCATCGTCAACGGTCTGCTGACGGCGCGTAACGATCAGTGTCGTGTCCAGAAATTCTGGTGACAGCAGAACATCCGTCATATCAAGAGTCGGCATCTTTTTCCCTCACTACTGAAGTGATTGCGCGTCGGTACTCGCCCGTGTCGATCAGAGGGCGTGCGTTTGAATTGTCCGGTGCATTACCAGCAGCACGACTTGCCTGCTCTGCAATAGCTCCCTTCCTCCCCCGCAGTGCGCGTGCTGCGATAGTAGAATCAGCCAGGGGAGTGAACCCTGTGATCGTCATATATCGCTTAACGCCGTTGGCGGCGACAGTTCCTGCAGATTCCAGCGACCTGAGGGCAGCGCTTTCCTTGCCCTCAAGCGCGTACTGCGCAGCCGCCTTCAGGTGCTTCAGCGTCTGAGGTTGCACTGACTCAACGCCGGGCTTCAAATGCGGGCGGGGCGGGATGTTCTGCTTTGGTGAACCGTTCTCGTTGATGTACCCGATCGCAGCATTACCAAACTTCCCCTCTTCCCGGTCACTGGCGTCCTCAGGAATGCCCACCAGGACATCCTTTTTCGTCAGCGACCGCAGGGAATCCAGAACAGCCTGGGTATTGTCAGTGCGCACGGTCAGGCCTGATTTCATAACTGGATCCCACCGCAGCCAAACAGCATGAGCATCTGATAAAACTCAGCGCCGTAACGCGAGAAGTTCCAGAACCCGGCATCGGCATTCAGCGTTGAGCTGTTGTCGTAGCTCACGCTAACCTTATCGACTGATTTGGAAGCCACCACCCCACTCGTTGCGCCACCAGCACCGCCAACCGCGCCTGATGCCTTATCAGCGGCATAAAGCACCATGTAATGCGCAACGAACAGTTCCGCCAGATAGGGGAACATATCCCCCATAGCGGAGCCGTCGATCAGCGTGTCAGCAAGGTTTAGGCGGAACTGGATAACTGGGTCAGGGAACTTCGTTTCATCAGCGAACTGGGGGAAATCACGACGAAAATCACTTACCGTCGGTAGATTTTGATTTCTTGCCATCGGTGGTTTCCTCTACTACCGGAGCAGGGTGGTTCAGCGCGGCAACCTGAGCTGTCAGGCTGGTGATCTGCGTGTCCTTTTCAGCACCTTCAGCCATCAGAGTGGCAATGAGTGAATCCTTCTCCTCCACCTGAGCTGTCAGGCTGGTGATCTGCGACAGAAGCGTTTGCAGATCAGCATCAGCGGTTGCACTGCCAGTTACATCAGAATGTGCCAACACGAACCAGTGTTCAGCAGTCGATGCGTCAACGGTGTGCTCACCTGGTTCAAACTTCTGGCTGGTGCCATCGGCTGCGTTGAAGGTGAATGCTGTGTGGACGCGAATTTTCTTCTTAGACATGAAGTGCTCCTGTAAGCCCCCGCAGGGGCCATGATGGGTTAGATGCCGTCCAGATACGCCATAGTTTCAGGGTATGGGGATTCAACTGCACCCAGCTTGCCGTAGTAGGTCGTCAGCTGGTAAATGCCGCGGTACTGAATCGGCACATTCATCAGCGGGATCATCGGGAAGCGCACATACTTTTTGTCATTGGTGTAAGCCACCATGCGGTCGGTACCGCCCACACCAGCACCTTCAAGCCACTTCACCGCATAGATGTTCAGAGGCTTGCCGTTCTGATGGAAAGCAATGGTGTTCATGGAAAGGTAGGTCAGCAGGGACTGATTACCTGCATCAGAAACAATTCGCTGGGACAGAAGCGAAAATGCTTTAGGAGGCAAGCGCAGGTCGGTAGGTACCAGCGTATAACCAGAGGCCAGCCACGCATCCGTCAGGATTTTGTTGATGGAGTCCAGAATCTCCAGGTTGGTTGATGTCGCCCAGGTTTTGGTGGCATTTCCCAGGGAAACGCCTGAGTAATTGAACAGGCCTTTAACGCCGAGCTGGGTATCACCGCGATATACCTGCTCGTCGGTATCCATGTTCCACTTTAGCTGCATTGCATCGAACTTCTGCGTGTCTACCGGGCGGCCAACCTGCGCGGCCGCCTGCAGTTCGATCACGGTCCAGCCCAGTTCCATGCCCCACAGGGTCAGCGGGAATCCGGTTTTCGCGATATCGATCATTGGCCCTGAGATGGCAGTGGAGTCTTTGCCGATCCAGTTTTTACCATTCGGATTCGGCGAACCCGGGGCAGCAAAGGTCGTGTTGGTGAACGAACTGATATCATCAGCGATCGAAACGTCTTCGCGCAGCTGGATATCGCGCGACCAGGTATAACCCACCAGCGGCAGGTTAAGAGTCTGATCGAGGCGCTCAAGCTCCCCGACCAGGAATGCGCCAGTACCGTCAACGGTGGCTTGGTCAAAAGTTAACATATTCAGCGCTTCCCTTAGATGTTGTAAGCGATTTCGGCATTACCGGCAGCATCGCCAGCGCCAGTGAATGTTGCATTCGGCAGCACTACGGTTTCATCGGTCACCGCTGCACCGAGAATGGAACCGAGCGGGCTTCCGGTGGTTGGATTGGCATTGCGCACGTAAACCGGAGCACCCTTGACCAGATTCACAGCTGTGCTGCCGATGTTCACGGTCATATAGCCGCGCTTCATCACATCACCAGTGAAGTTTCTGGTTGTGCCAACCTGGCGAACCAGGTCTGGTGTGGAGGTGGTTGGATACGGACGAACGTACAGGCCGGTGATCACTGTTGCTGCGTCAGATGCTGCCAGCGGTATAAACTTGCCGTCGGCGCTGTCCTTACCCACCAGTCCGTACTGGCTGAAGGTGTTTGCAGCATTGAGGATCACCGGCTCGGTGGTAAGGTCTTGCGGGCGTGAGATAGCCCCGGCGATGCCTACTGGCATCCGGTACAGTAATGATGGCATTGGGTTACCTTATTTTTTCCAGTGAGCTGCGTAGGCCGCGTTGAGTGCAGCCGGGGAGTTTTTGTTGGAGGCGTCGAAAGCGTTTAAACGAACGGGAGCCACGACAGCGTTGTTACGCGCCTTCGCGATTTCACTGGCTGACACGAAAGTGGCATCCAGCGTTGCCTTCGGCATTTTTGCAAAGTCCGGTGCTGCACCAACCAGCGGCAGCAACAACGCGTGACCTTCAGCCGTTTTGAATGCTGCATCCATCACCGAGCGCTTGAACGATGCCAGCTTACCGCCTTCAGGCAGGCGAACGCCCGGCATGATCAGTTCAGCGCGAGAGATGACACCATGCTGGTAAGCTGCATCGGTGGTGATTTTCTTCTTCTCGTCTTCTTCATCCGGATCGTCGGAATCAGTAGTAGCCGCTGGCGATCCGCCTTTAACCAGCTCCATAAGCGCGGCCACCTGAGCAGCAAGACTTTCAAGAGTGATGCCGTCAGTGTCAGTAGTCAGGCCGCCGCCCAACTCTTTTTCTACCGGCAGAGGCTGCTGCGGAGCCAGATTGATATTGAGGTTCACACCCTGCGGCAGATCATCAGAATCTGAAGTGAACGCAGCCGGTGCATTCTCAACCAGGTCAGCCAGGCCATCAGCGTCGTTGGTTTTGATTGCTCGTTTGAGCCGGGTAAACCAGCCCTGATTTTTGGTTGTCATGAATCTGCTATCTCCGATTGAACAGCGAATACCTGCGCGACCGTTTGGGACGCTCGCACAGTGGTTACCGATAATGGTGTGTTGTCGTGCTTTGCCGGGGCCGTTCTGCTCGTACTCCGCGTCGTAGCCCATGGATATCTGATCCTGACCGCCCATCACTTTCTGGATGCCTTCAGCGGTCTTGATGTGGATATCGCACAGCATCAAATCAGCCTGGTTACCCGAGCCGCGCCGGACGTTCTGAATGTGGCCGTGGGAGTAGTCTTTCCAATTGCCCGGATTGACCATTTCGCTTGGATGGCCGAGCGTGAACGCCATCCCCTCGAACGATGCCAGCGTTTCCGGTCGGAACACTTCATCAGCGTCGCGGGTTACGACGATTTCGCCATCCTCGTCGCCGATCAGCCCCTCCAGTTCGCTTTCGTCATAGGCCTGCATTCCGGTACGGGCAATGGGTACGTCTTTGCACAGCAGAGAGCCATCAGCCATCTCAAAGCGAGTATTGCCGAGGCGGGTGGTGAAGAAATATTGCATTGCGTCACCTGTTTTTCAGGCAAAAAAAAGGCCGCATAAGCGACCTGTAGGTGTAAGTAAGTTCAATTTTCTGAATTTATCTTTTCTGAGAATTCTAACGCGCGTTTGGCGCTTTCTACTGCATCTCTGGCATCACTGACTCTACGGGAGTCTCGATCTGGATTATTCCCTCTTCCGCCCCAATCTGGCTCATTTACTCGCGCTAACCGGGCCTCAGCATCATTGAGATTCTGCCGGGCGAGTTCTACGTTGCCCTGCCTATCTAACCATTCATGATAAGATCTGAGCGCTGCGACCGGATCATTCAAAAATAATTCGATATCGGCTTTTTTCGCCTTACCTGATGGAATGCTGAAGCCCTTCCAGTGTGATGCCGCTTGTGGGCGAAACTTCCAGTAAACTACCCATGAACCCAAATTGTAACGCTCATGGGTATATTCGAATCCGTTTTTCTCGTTTATCTTCGCCATAAAATCACTCCCTTATAAAAATCGTATTAGGGAATAATAGCTTATGTTGATTCCGGAATAACTACCTCGCAGTAGCACCTGCAATTGGGAAACTGTCCGGCGTGGCCGGTCATGCCGTCCAGGGTGGGTGGCGTTGACCAGTCCACATACTTGCCTTCCATTTTTCGATGTGACTCACGTACATCGCCATCGTCAGCAGTGCGCCAGATGTAGCCTGATGAGCCGATTGAGGTGGAGCGAGCTTGCGTCAGAGCCGTTGATGCGCGTCCGGTTTCGGTACGGGCAATCAGCCGGGCGCGGGCCTCGGTCACTTCTCCGGTGCGCATGATTTCTTTTTGCAACTCGCTGGAGCGCCGCCCTGTCACAACAACATCAATCGCCTGATTGTGAATTTCTTTCACTCGTTCGGCGGCATTCAGCGGCAGGGATTTGAACAGTTTGATCTGCTCAGCCATGAGGTCGCGGGTGACCAGCCCGGTGCTGCTGTTCATGATGTCGCGTAGCCCTGCCGACACCTGCTGTGACCTGTCACGCCACATCGCATCATCTGAGATGATAAGCGTGTCGATCAGCCTCTTTGACACACCCTCGGCCCACGGTTCGATCAGGTTTGCGTAGCGGCCCAGTCGGTTCATGATGTCGGTGACGCTGTCATTTGAACCATCGTAAGAACCCTCGACGATTGCTCCGACTGCCTGGGCTATCTGTCGTAGCTGCGTTCTCAGCTGTCGCTCTGCCCGCTTCAGGTTTGGCGGTTTCGACGTTATCGAGGTCTTTCTCGCTCGGCGGCGGGAGGTCGCTGGCATTATAAATATCCTCGTCGCTGATGGTTGAACCAATCCCCGTTACGCGCGCCGTCTCCTGCAGGTGCTGTGCGCCAGCCTTCTCAGTCATCAGCCCGGCATCAACGGCCTTAACGGTCGCATCCACGACTTTATTTGCCGTTTCCGCGCGCTCGCTGTCAGGCGTCTGCCACAGCTCGTTAAACTCGAAGGAGAAGTCATCCGGCAGTGGGGACGCGAACATGCTCATGTGCAGCACTTCGAACAGCTTGCGCACCGGGCGCCGTAGTTTGCGCTCCTGTTGAGTGGACACGTTGTCGTAGTAGTTCGACAGGTCAGTGTCACCAGTAGAGAACCCAGCGGGTGACTGGCCGAACAGGCGCACCAGAGGGATACCGAACGCGCCTGACACCTGCTGACCGAACTGATCCAGCACGTCACTAAGCCCGGCATAACTGTACGTGTGGGCCTCAAATTTATCGTCAGAGTCCATAATCGTCATACCTTCGTTGCTCTGGTACTGGCGGATCATGTCCATGTGCGACATCAACCCTTTGAACGCTGGGTTGTCTTTACCCATTGCCAGCAGATTGCGCAGGCCTTTGATGCTGTAGGTGCGCAGGTGCGCTTTGTAAATAAGCTGCGCCACGCCAGTTGTAGTGGAGTCAAACGCCAGCAGGCGGTCGAAACAACGCTCTATCACCGACATGCCCCAGTCGTTCTCCGTCAGGCGCTGCTGGTACGGCAGCGGGATGCCATCGAAGCGGATCAGGCGTGAGTGGTGAATCTTCCAGGGTGGAATACCTGTGGCCGAGGTCACCACGCTGTAGAACTCCGGCATGCCGAAATCCGGTCCCAGCGTCTTCACGCGTTGCTCAGTCATCGCGTTGAGCATCCAGCGGTCCATGACCATGACGCCTTTGAACGAGTCTTTCTGGATGGCTTCCACGCGCAGTGGTTTGGTGTAGTTCTGCCCGTCAATCAGGATCACGCCGACTGCGCCGCCGTAAAGCCGCGCCCATTTCAGCGTGTCGTTAATCGCCTCCCACAGGCCCATTTCATCCCAGGCGTTATCGAGCTGCTTCTTGCGGCCGTCTTCGAGCTTTGAGGTGATGGTGATGCCCTTTCGGGTCATATCGTCGGGAATAGCATCAACGCCCGCGCCCACCAGCCAAGAGGAGCGATAAGCCTGCTCCACAAGCAGCCGGTTACGTGACGTCCAGTTGTTCTTATAGGTGCTGGCACCAGACTGGTTCGACTCGTTCAGCCCCAGCCGGGCCACAAAGTTTTCGTAGCTGTCACGCGTCGGTATGGGCTGCGACACGGTTTGTGCTTCGGACATATTCAGCCTCTGCCAAGTTGCGCCCAGATATCAAGCGTGGTTTCCATTGGGGCGTAGTTGATCATTACCGCGTCAGCCAGGTTGGGTGATTTGGTCCCTTCCGGCTGCTTGTCCACGATGACCTTACCCACCCCGTTGATGGAGTAGGTTGGCTGGGACAGTTCGATAATGAGTTTGTCGATATTGGTGATCTGCCCGCTGAGGGAGATAATTTCGTCCGGGTTGTACTCCATGCCACTGACGGCGCGGAAGGTATTGCGGAACAGTTTGCGAAGGTGCCACCAGCTTTGCGCTTTGGCGTTCGCGAAGAAATCCTTGTTGAGGCGTGATGGCTGACCGTTGTCACCCTTGACCGCTTCGCCGTCGGGATCGAAAACTGAGCCGCTCCCGCGAAATGGCGTGGCCAGCAGGTACGGCCTACCCTCCGGTTGCCGCAGTTCGTTGATTGCTTTCGCATCCCCACGTACACCAGCACCCAAGCCGTCCTCATCGAACCGGAACGCCTCAAGGTTGTTGTGGTCGCAATAGCCGAACACCTTCACCACAGAGCTGTAGATGTCGCTGCCGACGCCGGACCACTCTTTAACCTCTTCCAGCAGGAATCCATGACGCCATGCGAACGCGTTTTTGTCGCGCCCCTCGTCGGCCACGTCCATTGCGCCGAGGCGCTGGCCAGTTGGCAGAATACCAAGCTTGATGTGAGCATCAACAGCAGCACGCACCCATTCATTCGGGATCAGCACGCCTTCAGCCGAAGCGGAGTAGTTGAGGTCGAGTTCCTGCGCAACAACCACCGGGTTGTCGATTTTGGCGCATTCTTTATTGTACCAGGCGTCGTCTTTGCGCGGATCGCTGCGCCAGTGGAACGTGAACACCGGGATGCGGCCGCCGTGGCGCTTCTGCGCGAACGGATTAGCCATGCCGTTGACCGACGACAGGTCTATACGGCAGCGGGTGGTTTGAGACAGAGCGGCGTCGATCAGCAACGGTCGCTGAAGGAATGCGGCTTCATCCACGAAATAAAGCGTTGTGCGGTCGCCACGACCGATATTGTCGCCAGCCTCACCCTTCAGCACGGCACCCGTATCCGGGAACTCCACGCGCATGTAAGGAGCATGCTTCTTCTCGTTCCAGCTGCCGCGAAATTCCACCGGCAGAGTTTCGACAAATTTACGAGCTTTCCAGAACAGCGCCTTCGGGTCGCCGGTGCTGTCCACATACTCCTCTTTGCGGGAGCCGAAGCCGATCACCATCTCTTTGTTGAACAGGCAGAGCGAACAGGCCAGGCCGATAGAAGTCCAGCTGAGGCCCATCTCGCGGCTTTTCTCGGTGATACCGTTCTCCATGCTGCGGCGACGGTCCATTATCCAGTCGATCCACTCTTCCTGTTTGGGGAACAGCAGAAACGGGATGGTAACCGGCAGGCCGTAATCGAGGTTTCGCGGGTCGGTGGTCATACCCCAGTCGATAATGAACTGGGCGGGGTTGTCGCGGTAGAACGCTTTCAGCGCAGGCAGCATCTCGGGGTTCGACCGGATCCGCTGCAATCTCTCCATCCTCCACTCAAAAACCTGAGTGTAATCCGGGTTCTTGAAGTCGAAAGGGAATGGAATTGGCATATTAACCCATCATTTTTTTGTAATGCTCTGCGGCTTCCTGCGGTGACATGGTCGTGTTCTCAGTCCTGATCGGCGCTCCATCTTTTCCGGTGCTCTCCACCCGAAGTTTATTTGTGTAAGCGTCGCCAACCTCTTTAGCTGCCTGCTCGATCAATTGAGCGGTCATAGAGAGGTTCCTCATTCCCTCAGCCTTGGTCGCCATGCGATCGAGCACACGTAGTCGGTACGCTTTATTCGCGATCGGGATGTCGGCAATTTCGTTCTGGAAGCGCGCGCGGGTAGCGTTAAACATATCGACCCAGCGTGCCGCGAGTGCTTTGCCGCTGGCCTTCGTGGGGTCATAGGATTCGACCTGCTGGCGGCTGATCTTCACCTTGAATTCTACCAGGACAGATTCGACAACCTGAGAGGGAGTATCGAAGCACGCAAGCGATTGAACTATGTACGCTTTAACGTCATTTTTTAGCGCCGCCATAATTCACCATCCGTCCAGGTCAGTCCAGGTAATCAGGCCAGTTTCAGCATGCAGGTACCGCACGCTCTGGCTATGTCTAATTTCGCCACCTCCGGCCGTTCCGATGCGGCGTCGATCAGCTGTTGTACTTCGTTGTTGGCACCGTATCTCCGCACCACACCAATGAACTCTTCCACGTCATGACCACGCATTGTCAGCTTCGGCTGGCCCTCCCGAGTGAATGCCGGTGCGCCGAATTCGTCGGTCAACTGAGCAATGTGGTACAGCTCATGCTCAACCAGCGCGCAAAACTCCAGATCCGTGCACTGTGCGCAGAAGTCGGCAGCCAGTGTGATGATGAACTTCGGCACCTCGCCGAACCATTCGTGCATCTGCTGCTCCATCCGGGCTTTCTGCCAGCCACCGGCGCGCATAGCGACCTCTTCCGCCTGGCCAAGCACTGCTCGCCCCTTCTTCGTGAACGCGCTGGAGGCCCACATAAAGCGCAGATCAACGTCTATCAGGTGGCCGTGATCCGGGTTATGCAGATGGCCGTCAGCAGAAAGAATATGGCTCTGTACCCACTCACTGATTTCGGGTGCAGGGATCAGCCGGGTGTGGCAATGAAACTCGTTAAGCAGGCTAGTGTGTGGGAACGGCCTGTTAATCACCTCACTCATCATAAAACTTTTCCATGTATGCACTTGTTAATGGATAAAAGGCCCTCATTTAAACAAAGATGCTAATCAATTAAAAAATGGGGAATTTATGTCTGAACATTTCTTACTTACATACACAGTATCCAACGTTGGTCCTCAATCACAAAAACACAAAAGTGATGATGTGCGGGATGAAATTCGTGACTTAGATTTTGATAAAGTAATTGATTTAGGTCGTGATTTTCACGGCCCTTTCCATAATTGGGATAAGCTAAGCTTGGTAGAAACCACCATAAAAGGTCACATAATCGTTGAAGGGCGATATAACGATGACAAGCAAAAATCAGCAACTAAAGCAGTTAGTAAAATTTTCATTCACATCCTAAAAAAGCACGAGGCCAGCGCAAGAACAACCGTCATTCATTGTGCGATGCTTGTTAACGATGCAGGTGATACATTCGAATTTGATGTGAAATATTAAGATCGCTTCAAGACTGCATTATTTTTTGATTAATGCAGTCTCATCCCTGCTTCCTGATGTCAGGACCGCATTATAACCCTGAAGTTTTTATGCGCGTAATCTTCTGATTTTGTTCAATATCTCGGATGCCAGCCAGCTGACTGTTAGCCTGGTCAATCGCGGTAAGCAGCGGGTCAATCCACAATACCGCCTGGCAATAATTCAGGGTGCTGGCGGGAGTGGTGCGAGTACCGGAACTGTCAGCGATGCCGGGATCGGCGTGCATTGCGCTGGCACGTAGACTGTTCGCGTATTCGAGCAGCCGACCAGCAATAGTAGCAGGCACAGCGAGAGCGCAGGTCGGCTCAGTTTTGAGGATGGTGCGATACTCAATCTCTTTCTCCTGCGCCTTGCCCGTTAGCGTCACAGCATATTGCTGCTGCTGGGCGGCTATCTCATTAAAGCGGTTAAACTGGAGCGCCTGGGTGGCGATTACAGCACCCTGCGTATCGTTGTCGTGCTGGAGCTGCTGATTTGCGGTTACCTGCCCGGCATATTGATGATGGTAATAACTAGCCAGTTTCGCTGCTGCGATAGCCATGACCAGCAGTAAACCCCAAACCATGGTGCGCCAGTCGAAGGTCATTTATCCAATCCCCAGCAGGTTAATTCAGCTTCCTGATCCCGTCGCTCGACTTGGCCGTAGCAGCCGTTCGCCTGGCCTTTCGTCAGCCGGCAGTCACGGCCCCGATCATGCACCCAGCGCTTAATCTCAGCACACGCACCCGGTTTGTCACCGGCATTCAGATTTTTGTAAAACGTCGATGTGAAGCATTTGCCGGGGCCGATGTTGTAGGGGCAGAACGAGGCAATCCCGGCCTTCTGCGGCTCGGTCAGATGCACTTTCACGTTTGCAGCCACCCAGGCGAGTGCCTTGCGGTTCTCGATGGCGTTAACGGCGCTGCACTTTTCGGCAGTCAGCTTCATGCCAGGAGTAACTGGCTTGCCATCAATTCGGATCACGCCGCGGCAGATTGTCCAGATGCCGGAACCATCTTGGTAAGCGGTGAGGTGATTGCCCTCTTTCTCGTCGAGAAGCTGATCCAGAATCAGATTGGCTGACGCGCCACCGAGAACAAGCCCCAGAACAGCAGCGCTCAGCTTTGTTTTCAGGTTTGCCACTTATGCCTCTGCTTTTGCTGCTGCTTCAGAGATGACCTCGACAGCACTCGGGCGCTGCTCTAATGGCTTTTTCTGAACGTCACGGATGTAGTCTTCCATTATTTTCGTCCTGCGTTCGTCTTCTCTCCGGGCCGCCCGGGCATCAATACGCCCGTTGATATATGACGCCAGTGAAATGACGAGGCCCACAGCACCGAAGATGAAATAAATCAGTTCTTGGGTGGACCATCCGAGGCCCGACGCAATGATCCCGAGCCACGCAAAGAATTGGGTGACGATATTGCCAGGTTGTTGATCCATTTTCATATGCTCACCTCGGCGATTGCCGTTGGTGCCGTGTGTGTGATGGGAAGGGGAATAAAAGAACGCCACGCCGCAGTGAAATCGGGGAAAGGTATGAATCGGAGTGGCGTTAAAATGGGAAAGGCCGCCAAGCAACTGCCAATAAATGGCTATTGTGGGTAGAAGATAAAGAATTCTAATATAACGCCGATATTAATAATTTAACGGAGGTTATATGCCGCTGCATGCTCAAGATGTTCACTACACCGTACGATATCCAAACAACTTTTATGATTACTACCGCAACGATTTACTAAAGATCGGCTTAACAGAATACGAACACCCGCAGATTATGGGTCAGACCTTCCTTTGCGTCTCATACCTCGTTAATGATGGACTCGATAGAGTTGCCGTTATCAATGAGTTAAAAGAATATCTTGATGGTATGGCTGATGCACACCCAGAAGTTAAACTTACTCATTATCAAAGCAATGAGTCGTTTTTCATCCTTTCTCAACCATCGTAGGTCTAACTAAATTTAAGCGAAGCAGAAAGCAAAAAGGCCCCGCATATGCGGAGCCTTGAATATGGTGCGCCTGTTTATCGTCTCTGATTATGAATCAATCCATCGAAAGGGCGGCGCATTGAGTTGCTACAAGATTAAGAATAGTAGCAGCCCCGGAAATGACAAACAAAAAAGCCCAAGGCGTTAATCCCGGGGCTTTTTTATTGCTGAACGTTAAAGTAGCAGCATATGTCATTATTATGGCTAAATGGCTAACGTGTTGTCAATGTTATTTCGACGAATATGAGAAACTTTATTAACACGTTTGCGACCGTTAAACGCATTTTGCATTGGTTGGTAAAGCAAAAACAGGCTGGCATTGAGAATATCGTTGATCTCATTCCGGCATGTCGACATTGAGGGCTTGCGCCACCCTTCCCCCTTCCTCCCGCACACGAACTTGCGTGGTCTTGCAGTCGAGTGATAGTACGATGCAATAGCTCTCTTAGATGCTCCGTGAGAGTAGTAGCTGAGTAAAATACCAAATGCCCGCTGGTCAATGCGCATAACGGAATCTACGACCTGAGAAATCAACATTCCATCATCGTCATTGCACATCGGGCGGCTCTGGATCCCGCTGGGTTCGACGCTTTCCATCCACTGAGCGATCATGCTGCTCATGCGTTTTTCTAACCTGCCGCTATAAACCCACGCGCCCCAAAGTTCTAGCCAGTTGTTTAACCAGTCATGCTGGTCTTTCGTGAGATTTAACTCGCGTATGCTCATGGCTTTCTCCGCTTGATAATCCGCTGCTGATTAACCGGGTAGCTATTTCGCTTTCGTTGCAGTGGCTCAGGTTTCACAGGGGCAAAAAGGGTTAGTAAGTTCTTAATCCAGGTCATGCGGCCTGCTCCTGTTGCTTTTGCAGCTCTCTGGTTTTCTGACGGTAAAATCTGGCCAGTTCCTGCAACTCCTCACGCGTCCACTTATTCACCTGATGTGGTCCCATCAGGCGATCGAAAGCGGCCTGTCCGATTTTGATGATCAGCCTGGGTGTATAGTTTTCGATGTTCCCTGACAGGTGTTGGTTACACGGAACGCATTGCTTGTGGCAGTTGGTTTCGTCATACCGGGTTGCCGGTGAGGCGCCGCGAGTCCGGTAGTGGCCAGCATCGTATTTACCCTCATGGAAGCGACCGCAGCTGATACACGGATCAGCAGAATCACGGCTGCGGATAAATTCGTTGAAAGCAGCCTGGGTCTGGCGGTGGAAGTGACTGAGGGGTTGAAGTGCTAATTTGCGGATCTTGAGGCTTCGTTTTTCCTGCTGAGTTTCGTTTCGCCGTCGTCGCTCTGCTTCCAGTATGGCTTTCTGACGGTCTTTTTCTCTTTTTGCCAGCGCGAGTATGGTTCCGCACTCAGGACTGCACCATGTGTGATTCTGGTAGGGAGGATTGAACCATTCGCGGCAGTCAGGGTTTTTGCATCGCCTCCTGGCGGCTTTTGCTGTCATCTGGCGATCCTCATTCGGTTCCATTTCGCCTGCAACAGGCCATGCAGGTAATCGAACGTGACGACCTGGCTGGCGGTGGGAATGGGTTTACGTTTGCTGCGGGTTCTTCTGGTGGGCTGGTAGATCAGGTTGTCCATTGCACGCTGGGTGAGTGATTTTTGCCGCTTCATTGCCGCACCCCGCGCAGACATTTATCGAAAGCGGCTATGTTGTCGCTTACGCCGAACCCTGACTGAGCCTCACTCTTTTTCCATAACACGAAAGGCCGGTGATCCGGGTCATCCTTCTTCACCGCCAGGCCTGTTCTCTGCATGTTGTTTAGTGAAGCCTTGGCCGTCTCCTTCGGAAATCCACATATTTTGGCAATCTGGGTGGATGACATCCATTCCCCACCTGCCATTGCATTGAGTATTGCGTTTTTACATTTGCTCATGCCGCTCTCCCATAACGGGCTGCCCAGCGCATCGCGCAGGATGCTTCATCGCCAAAGCGAACGTCCTGCTCTGCACCGAACGCGTTGATTAATTCGATCAAGTCCCGCATCTCCCCCACAGTCATCCGGCTGGTCGACTGCCCGAGTACAACAAAGCCGCCATCGATGCCTGGCACCACATCCTGCTTTTTCAGCGCAGCGGTAAACACATGCTTCCACTCTTCGCTGGTCAGCTTGCGGCCATGCCAGTTAACCTGCTCTGAGACGTCGTTCAGGCAGGCCCATAGTTTGGCGTTCTGGTCGAGGGTGCGGGTTCGTTCCTGGATGGTTACTACGAGGGGGTTATCGGGGTTGGTGGGTAGTTGCCTGATGAACTCTGTGCAGTTTTGCCGTCGCACATTGTCGATCAGGAAGTAGGTTTGTTTGTTCAATTTCAATCTCCTGTAGCGTCCCTCAGATGACGCTCGATCTGCTTTAACAGTTCAATGGCCGAATCACAGGCATTTCGCTTTCGTTTGCTGCCCTGGGTGTTTATCAGCAGTAGCTGTTCTTTACAGTTCACTGCATCACGGAGGGCATCACACAATCCACGAAACTGCAGGCGGGTGATGGTCACAGTGACGGATCGGGTGACAGGAATAATCTCGAGATTCATTGTTTCTCCAGATTAATTTTGATCGCGAACACCTTCACAGGATCAACACCGAAATGCTTGTGGGTGATGGTTTTGATTTCGAAGCCATCGTAGGGAATGTCGATGCGGCGAGAAGCATCATCGCGTTTTGGGTATCCACGGGTGATGATCAGACGATCGTAATCCCGCCCAAACAGCCTGCGCCTCCAGTACGGATTTACGAGCCGATATTCTTCCTGCTTCTCCCCGCGCCTCATGGCATCGAAGTACTCGCCGTTAACTGCCAGTTGGAGGTTTGCCATATCAACGCGTGCCTCTGCCTGGTTTCATTCCCAGTTTTGCGCGGATCTCCGCGATTTTATCCAGCCCCTTATCGTTTGTTACCGGGCAGTGCAAGACAGGCAATTGAGCCACTGCCACCGGCGCTCTGATTTGCTCCCCGGAGTCCAGACGGCGAACCATGCTGCGCAATTCCTTCACACACTTATTCCGAAGTTCAGCAGCAGTGAGATTTCCCGATCGCATCTGCGAGTAGAGCGCTGGAACCATCAGCCAGCATTCGTTACTCGGCCAGGGGAATTTCTCCGGGCTGCTATAGAAACCGCGGCGCGCACTGTAATCCATCACCATATCGTAGAGCTGGTCGGCATCTGGCAGGCCGTACTTACTGGCCTCTCCCTGTCGGCACCAGTCCACAAATTGCCCCGGTGATGGCCAGAACGGAGAAGTGCTGGCGCGAGCATGCTTCATGCCTGCTGACAGGTGCTGCTTGCTGGTGATGCCATTCTCAGCGAAAGCAGCGATCCACTGTCGTTTAGCGGCGGCTTCATCCCTGGGATCGCGCAGAGCAGTGCTGAGGGATGCTGGGAAAAGTTGCTTTAGGTTCGAAAACAGGGTGTCCACCAGGCGCTGAACGTCTGCATGTACGCCACGATCGGACGGTGGTGGCGTATCACCAGCCATCTGCGCCAGCACGCTGCCATCCCGGTTCTGTATTGCGGTAACGAGGTTTCTCATAAAAAATCGTTCTCCCATGATTCGCGGCTGTTCCAGTGCGGAATCTGCTGCGGGTTAACCGGCGCCCGGCTTCGGCCAGGCTGTGCCATCTGCGCTCTGAGTGTGGGCCACTGCTTCCGCAGTTTTGCAGGACTCAGGATATTGGTTTGCCAGAAAACATCCGTGTTCGCCCACTCGAAGACTTCGCAGATTTCCCGGTGTGTAATTTTCAGCGCAAAGCGCATCAGACGGATATCGTTTGCCCATGCGTACCATGTTGGTTTCTCAGCTGTCGGTGATACATGCACGACTTTTCGATACAGCCACTCCGCAGCACGCAGATCGTCAGCAGTACCCCACTTGTCACCTTTCGGGGACTGTATGGCTGCTTCTGGCCGGGATACGGGAAGGTCTTCAGGGTGGCAGTCAGAGGGTTCGCGAGAATTCTCTGACGTAATGTTTTTATTGTCTTTGGTAGTAATGTCTATGGTGTCCCCCTGTTTTGAGGGATTGTGATACCCCAATTTGAGGGATTCTTTATCCCCTGATTTGGGGGATAATCCCTCGTTTTGAGGGAGTACCCATTCCGACACGTTTTTATTGAGTCCTATCTGCTGCCCGAATGCCGATAACACATTCATTTTCAACAGCTGTACGCGGGTTTCGCTTACCCGTTTAACTGGCAGTTTGGCAACCTCAGAAATCTGTGAGTTGGCTATCCTGTCGCGCGACTTGTTCCATCCATAAGTGAGCCGGATCACTGCCAAAATCACCTTGAACTGCCGCTTGGTAAAATCCGCTCCCGCCATCTCTTCAAGTATCATTGTTGCCAGCCTGACATACCCATCATCAAGGTCAGCCACACGGCGCTCCACGACCTTAAAATCAGGTCTGATTGGTGAAACATTATTAAGGGCTGGTTCTGCCATGGCATCCCCCTCCCCTGTTTACATATCCAGTTATTCCTGGCATAATTACTCCTGTGAATTGATCCAGTCTTTTCGCATCAGGCCTCGAAGCTGTTAGTGCAGCTCGGGGCTTTTTCTTTTGTCATTACCGCCGCTACCGCCTGGCGGGCCACTTCGGCGATCAGGCTGTTCTCCCACACCTTCTCCAGCAGCACGAAGACCGTCGCCATATCGCGCAGGTTCAGCCGGCTTACCTTCGATTCGTGCCAGCCAGCTTCGGCGGCCAGAACGCGCTGCCCTTTGTGGGTCAGGCGTGAGCGCAGTTCGGTTTCCATTTGGTTGATTAACTTGCTGTTGTTTGCAGTTTCCATAGTTAACACTTGTCCTTATTGATTAATGATTTAGACGTGACAAAGCCACAGCATATGCCACGTGTAGTAAGGGATTTTAGGTGATTTCGCTTTTCAGCGACGTAGGACAGAGCGTCCGTTGTTAGAGAGCGGGGAATGCTTAGGCGGCGTGACTGCCGCTTTTACCGTATTGCAGCCAAACAGGATCACATTGCAGGGCATTAGCGATTTCGAACAGGAAGCGAGGACGTTGGGTGACACCGGCTTCGATCTGCTGAATTGACTGCTGCTTAACACCCGCTTTGATTGCCAGCTCTGACTGAGTCATATTCAGCTCAGAGCGTTTCTGTTTGAGGCGTTCAGAGATAGTTTGCATATAGCCTCCTTGACAAACTTATTTGTATTTTAAATACAATTTAGTTTGTTTGTCAAATACAGCTTTTCTTGTGAACATCTCTTTTTTTATGAGGTGGAAAATGACGATTGCTGCGCGGGTTTATGCGAAGAGAACTGAGCTTGGCCTGACACAAACAGAGCTTGCCGAAAAGGTAGGGACAACACAGCAGGCGATCGTTCAGTTAGAGAGCGGACGAACACAGCGGCCAAGATATCTACCGGAACTGGCGCGTGTGCTTGGCTGCGATATTGAATGGCTGTTGAGTGGTAAGCAGCCGATCAAAGGCGACAACTTCGAGTATGTACGCCCATACTCTGCTGGCACCAAATACCCCGTCCTTAGCAAGATCCAGGCTGGCGCGTGGGGAGAGGCTATCGAAGCCTATACCTTGAAGGATATCGACCTGTGGCTGGAGTCTGACGCACATACGCAAGGCGATGCCTTCTGGCTTGAGGTTGAAGGCGACTCAATGACTGCGCCGATGGGATTGAGCATTCCAGAGGGAACATTTGTACTATTCGACACCGGTCGCGAAGCTGCTAACGGCAATCTCGTCATCGCCAAACTTGTTGATGACAATGAAGCCACGTTTAAGAGGCTGGTGATTGATGGTAGCCAGAAGTACCTAAAGGGTTTGAACCCTCAGTGGCCCATGACACCCATCAATGGGAACTGCAAGATCATTGGTGTGGCTATTGAAACGAAATTGCGTTTGCTCTAAATGCATAAAATTGCACTTAAATCTCTGACTAATTTCTGAACTATTTTGTTACAACAGCAAGAAAAGGTAATTAGAAAATGCATGACTGGCAACTTGAGCAAGAAAATGAACGAATTAATGAATTTAACAGATCTTACTACGCTGAATTAGCTGCAAAACTGGTGATTTGCGGATGGGAGAGGTCTTCTGCTGTTCAAGCCATCAAGAGTGTGAATGATTACCGGACTATGTATTATGGTGACACTAATGCTCACGTCATGGGTGATGAAGACCAGCCAGAAATCTGGCTTTTATCTCAATGTAATTATCCCGCGGAAGTAAACGGCAGCTTCGATCCGCACCAAATCGCTGCAATCGCGCGGGAATTGATTTACTCATTCGATTGAGGACCCCAAATCTTTACATGAAGCCCGCCTACAAGCGGGCTTTTTTGTGGCCGCATCAAAATAAAACCCCTTTATATACAACAAAATGAGTAAGACTCGCAAGAAATTACAATATTTGTTGTTTACTAATTACAATGTTTGTTGTAATTTAATTCCATCAGCAGGACGCTGGCGAACAACTAAACGGATAGCAGCTCTTTTAACAACGGTGATGGATCACCTACGTGGCTGAAAAGCCAGATTAGAACCAAAGCGTGAGTTTTGGGGTGTGCCAGCCGAGCCTTAAAGTAATCGGTTGAGCGTTCTCAGATGTTGGTCGTATCGGGATTGCAGTCGGCGCAGCTGAGATAGATCCACAATGCAGCAACTGGCACACCACCAAAATTCACTCAGGAGGTATCTATGACACGCAGAACGGCATTTGCAGGTTCAGCAGCAGGTCGCCGCCGCGAGCGTCGAGCCCACCTGCAAAGTGAGGTCAGTAAGAGCTCAGAAGTACTGCACCGCCCTACTCCGAGCCGGGTAACACTCAGCTTAAAACGTGCTGATTACACCCCGTCGAGCCTTAATGTGGTGGCAGCTAAAGCAGCAACGCAGGTGAAGGAGTATCGAAACCAGATCATCCGCGCCACCTACCTGTTTAACCATGAGTTCAAACGTAAGCCGGTGTTGGAAGGTGCTATGTGCCTGCCCGAGGTAGCGATATTCGCAGCCGGGTATCGTAAATCAGAATCAGTGACAGCGAGATAAAAAAAAGCCCCGCAAATGCAGGGCGTTTGAATTGGTGCGGGCGTAGTGCTACTCCCTTTCAGGGTTAAGTGCAGGAGCTTACTAAGAAGTTGCTAATATCGTGGCGGTAGCTTGCTTACCCGCAGCGCACACCCGCAACCTACCATCAATACCGGATTTAATCCTGAACATGTTGCTAGCATATTAGCTCCTTTTAGAATCCACGTGAAAATTGGCCATAAAGTTACGAGATCAGATGCTAACGCCATGATACTAAGCGTATTCATTCGTAAGCACTTCCCCAACACATAGAGTTTGTTGGCTGTATGCCTAAGTGAATACTAATAAATTTAAGCCAAAAAATCCAGCCGAGATATTTGCAGTTTATTGACCAAAATTCAGGAGAGACAATGAGCGAAACAACTGAAATTGCCGTTCTGGAAATTAAACCGGAACAGGCGCCGTCGGTATACGTGGCCAATGGCCTTAATACTTACCTCGAACAGATTCGCCAGGCTGTGAATGAGGTGCCAGACCTGAGCACACCAAAGGGCCGCGCCCGGGTGGCATCGCTGGCTGCCCAAGTTTCACGTAGTAAAACCTTAATCGAAAAGCCGGGCCGTGATTACCTCCGACATCTGAAAGAGGCAGTGAAGCCTGCGGAGGCGGAACTACGCCGCTTTGTTACCGAGTGCGACAACCTGCGCGATGAAGTGCGCCGGCCGCTGACGGAGTGGGAGTCAGAGCAGGAACGTATTAAAGCCGAACAGCAGATGCTGGACTGGCATACCGAAGCTCTGGCTGATAACGAAGCGTGGGATAAGGTTCGCGCCGAACGTATCGAAGCCGATCACGAAATTGCCCTGCTGCTGAACGATAAGTTTGACCGGGACGCCGCTGAAGCAGAGCGCCAGCGCATTGCGCGGGAACAGGAGATTGCGCGCAATGCGGTTGAACAGGCACGGCGGGAAGCCGAGACGCAGGCGCTACGAGAACGCGAAGCAGCAGCGCAGCGTGAGGCCGATTTAAAAGCCGCCAAGGAGAAAGCTGAGGCTGACGCTAAAGCCGCACAGGAACGTGCTGAGAACGAAGCCCGAGAGGCTCAGGAGCGCACGACACGACTTGCACAGAAAGCGCGTCAGCTGGCAGAACGGGAAAAACAGCAGGCTGTTGAAGCAGAGCAACGCAAAGCCGCTGATGCTGAAACTGCGCGTTTAGCAGAGGAAAAGCGGATCGCCAATGAAGCAGCCCGCCGCGCAGCTGACGTTGCTCACCGCAAAGCCATCGGAACCCTGATTGTGAACAACCTGATTGGTCATGCAGGCCTGACCCGCGAACAGGCTATTGCCACACTCACAGCCATCAAAGACAACTGCATCCCGCATACCAGCATCACCTACTAACTCAATTCAGAGGAAACACCCATGCAATTAGCAACTGCAGGGGCTGCCCGCGTGGGTGGCTCCAGCTTTGACGCATTCAAGTCTATCCAGTTTCACCCGTCGAACATCCTCACCAGCGCCAGCTTTACCCCGCCGCCTCGCAAAAGTTGGCTGGATAAGCTGATCGACTTCCTCAGATCAGAGGGGCGACCATGAAGCTGACATTCAGCGACCACAAAGAAATAAACGCCATCATCGCGGCATTCACCGAGCAGGATCACGAGCAGATTTACAAGGAGGTTGAAGACGCGGTGAACCGGCATAAGTCCAGCCCGGTGGCCCCCGTTATACGGCAGCTGTGCCATGACATGCAGGCTTTCGATCTTGCAGCTGATTCCATCGATTTTCAGGACCGCATGAACAATGTGTTGTGGGACAGCCTGACTGACTACTACAGATTTCAGTATGCGCTGGATATCTTCCGCTCAAAGCATAAAACCAGGGAGGCTGCATAATGCAACCAGGACTGTATTTAGACATCAGTAATGAGGATTACCACGCTGGCGCTGGCGTCAGCAAATCACAGCTGGATGACATTGCCACTAACCCGGCAGTGTACATGTGGCGGAAGGATGCCCCGGTTGATACGGAAAAGCTGAAAGCGCTGGACATGGGTACCGCCCTGCACTGCCTGCTGCTGGAGCCGATGGAGTTTGATAAGAGATTCATCATCGCTCCGGCCTTTAACCGCCGTACTAACTTGGGCAAGGAAGAAGAAGCCCGCTTTCTGAAAGACTGTGAACACTCGGGTATGACCGTCATGGATGCCGAGCAGGGGCGCAAACTGAAGCTTATGCGTGAAAGCGCCCTGGCTCACCCGGCAGCACGCTGGTTGCTTGAAGCTGACGGGCATAGTGAAGCATCTATTTACTGGAACGATGAAGAAACCGGGGAACTGTGCCGGTTCCGTCCAGATAAATTCCTTTCCGGGCAGCCGGTGATCGCCGACGTTAAAAAAGTCGCTGATATGGAACGCTTCCCGCGCCACGTCGAAGAGTTTCGCTATCACATGCAGGACGCAATGTATCGGGAAGGATACCTCCGCCACTTTGGAGAATACCCGCTCTTCATTTTCATCGCCGTCAGCGAAACCATCGACTGCGGACGATATCCGACGCGCGTTTTTCAACTTGACGAGGAAGATGTAGCCGCCGGATACAGCCTCTTCCGCCAGAGCCTCAACACCTTCCATGAATGCCGAACCACAGATAGCTGGGGTGGCGTTGAAGAAATCAAACGCCCTGCCTGGGCACGTAAAAAGGACTGATCATGACCAATGAAATTATTCACGCATCCCAGGGGGAAGCCGACACCAGAGCGGCAATTTTTAGTCCGTCAGGGCTGCAAAAGCTCCAGGCGTTCGCCACTGTCATGGCGGAGGGAAAAGCTACCCTGCCCGCCCATCTTGCTGGGAAGCCCGCTGACTGCCTGGCTATCGCCCTGCAGGCTGCTCAATGGGGGATGAATCCTTACGCAGTGGCACAGAAAACCCATGTAATCAACGGAACGCTGGGTTATGAGGCACAACTGGTGAATGCGGTGATCACCAGCTCAACTGCCGTCCAGGGCCGTTTTAAATATGAATACGGCGGGGATTGGGAAAAATTCAAACCGGGTGTGGCGAACGCAGCCAATGAACGTGGCCTGTTCGTACGTGTCGGTGCCGTACTTCGTGGTGAAACGGAAATCACATGGGGTGAGCCGCTGATTATGGAATACGTCACCACACGTAACTCCCCACTGTGGAAGACAGCGCCAAAGCAGCAGCTCGCTTACCTGGCCGTTAAGTATTGGGCGCGCCTGTACTGTCCGGACGTCATCCTCGGTGTTTACACGCCGGAAGAATTCGACCAGCCGCAGCGAGCAGAACGCGACGTCACCCCGGCACGCACTCGCCAAGACCTGAACAACCTGATTAATCAAAAACCCGGTACCGAGCTGCAACAGGAAACACAGCCAGCACCAGCGCGCACTCCAGATGAACTGCTCGCTGACTTTACCGAAGCCACCAGCAACGCTAAGTCCGTGCAGGAACTGGACAGGCTCTATAAATACGCTGCGCGCATGCTATCCACCGATACCGACAAACTTAACCTTGCGACCGATGTTTACCAGATCCGCAAGGACGAGATGACATTAGTCGGCTGACAAATTTACCTGCAGGCCACCAGGCCAGTAAAGAACATCTTCCTGATCCCCACTCCCCGCCAACTCTCTGACGCTTAATGGCCCGGCAATGCCCGGGTGCGTCTCTTTCGGGACTGGCGATCAACGCTTCGAAGGAGAGCCAATGTCTGAGCGTGAATATTTCGTTTTGAGCATCGCGCACACTCAACGCAGATGCCCGTACATCATTTTATGGGCGCCTGACGACTCCGGCTATTGCGGTCGTATGGCCGCTGCCGGGCGCTACACCGAGAGCCAGATAAAGGCCCACCTCGGCTATTACAACGATGGCGAGAACACCATAGCCGTCCCATGTGATGTGCTTGAGCCTCTATCCCATCCGGTTTCAGATGGTTTCTTTGATGTGAACGGCGGGCGCTGGCTTCGGAACAACCGGGCCACATGGCAGGTAGCTATTAAGCACACCATCGCGCCGCCGAAACACCGTCCATATCCTGAATATCGCGGTGCGCCACGCACCAGAGAGGAATCCAATGCCTAAAACTCAAATGCAGCTGGCCAACCGTGGCTGGCGTATCGAAACGAAAGCGCTGGGCTGGCACCGGGGCTGGAAAAAAGGCCGCAAGCAGTGGAAAGAGTTCTGCCGCCGTAACGCCGAAGTCACTATCGAGGAGCGGCAGCGTAGCGAAGAACCTGACTTCGAAGATATCGCAGATGCTTGCTGGAATGTCGCCGAAGAACTGACTTACTGGACGCCATGATTATGAACACACAACAGTTAACAGAGCTGGCGCAACGGGCAACGCCCTGGCCGCGGAAGTGGTTCACAAGCAATAGCCAAAATCGCTTGAGTAGCGTTCCCAGCGGCAAAGATGGCGATGTTATCAGCGCGTTTAAAGCAGTTGATGGCGTGGCCTGTGTATCTGTATCTCGCGCAGATATGGCTTTCATCGAAGCAGCGCATCCTGGCGCTGTAATCGTGCTGATTGAGCGTCTGGAAGCGGCAGAGCGTGAGCGCGACGAGCTGCGGGCTGATAACGAAAAACTCAGGAGTGATCGTGCTGGTCTGGCACGTGAGGCTAATGCATTTGAGGCAGAGATTGCACGCCGGGATGCTGCGGCAGCGATGGAGGACAAATGGGTTCCGGTCAGTGAGCGTATGCCAGATAACGGTCTGACAGTAATGGTTTGTCAGGAAGGAGGAATAACGTTCTGCGCCGAAGTGGAAGACAGGGAGTTCTACCCTGACGAGTTTCCGCACGTACCGAAAGAGGGGCGTGAAATTACTCATTGGATGGATATGCCAGAGCCACCAGCAGCGCCATCGCCGGGATTGTGATTTTTCTTGCCAATGACGCCAAAACGGTGGAATGCTCAGTTAACAGCGATAAGCTGGATACTGAGGTTGAGGCAATGGAAGATTGTATTTTTCGTGACGAAAACGGCGAGTTTCGAAAGGTCCAGGTCAAAACAGACCAATGGAATTACAATATCATCAAGCCTGGTGAAGATGATTATTACGGCTTCCGTATAGTTCCATTCTCCGATGATCGTGGTCCTGAGACAATCATTTACCGCAGCGCAAACTGCGAAGATGTTGCCCCAGAAGAGATTTTAAGAGCAATAGACGAGTTAAGACTCCAACCAGTCCTAATGCAAAAAAAGTAAGCCCTCATTTAATTAAATGCAAACCACCCAAACGGTGGTTTTTTTTCACCCAAATTTTGGAGCGTTTATGGCAAAGACATCCGCCGAACGTAAAGCCGCGCAGCGGGCGCGGCAGGCTGAGTCCGGTGAGCATAAGCTCGAACTGGTTCTCGATGCGCAGGAACTGGCGATGCTTGACCACGACTGCATGGCCCGGCGGCCAGGTCGCGAACCATACGATCGGGCCGAACTGGTCGCGCTGATGATCCGCAAATATCACGCCGAACTGCTGGCTACCCAGCATGAGCTGGCCAAGCGTTTTTGCGGGAAGTGCGGCGACCGCCTGCCAGTGCAGGATTGTTGCTGCAAAACCGAGGAGGATTGCTGGGTAAATCTTGGATGGCATGAGACGAAACTGGTGGTATAACTATCGTGACATGTCACGGTAATATGCTTTAACTTCGAGGGGTTTTATAGAGTGAACGATATTGTAACGGGAGCTATTTCTGGCGTAGTAACAGCTGGATTCCTCTATTTATTAAATGTTTTGTTTACAAAGCATTTTATACCTCTATTTCAAAGTTATGTTTATAAAGGCACTGATTTAACTGGAAAGTGGAAATCAAGTCATACCGAAGAAGATCCAAGCGACGCCACAAAAACAATCAAGATCGATGTGACTTTAAATCTAACCCAACAGGCACATTCAGCTAAAGGATTTCTGGATGTTGTCATAGCTCGGGAAAGTGGCAATGAGAACCTCAACTATATTGTCAAAGGAGAATATTCTGATGGTTACATGCAGCTCATATGCACGGCAAAAAGCCCAGGATTTACTTCCTATGGAACGATTTTGGTGAAAGTTATAGCATCCGGATCGATGTTAAGTGGAATAATGACATTCAGGAACTCAATGACCGATACAATCAGTGATGTGAACATGAACTTAACAGTAAGCCATGGATGATTGTTAGCTGATTTATACTCACTGCAAACCGCCACCCTGGCGGTTTTTTTACGCCCCCTTCCCCATGAAAACCAAAATCCTAGCGCACCTGCGGCGCCACAAACTTTTCTATGACGGCGCCCGCCCGGCGGCCGTGCTGATCCTGCTGCTTATAGCGGCCCTGATTGCGGAGCTAAACCTCAAATGACTGTTAACACTTACTGCGCGGCTCTCGAAGCCCTTCGCGCAGCACCCACGCACAAGCTGAAAGAGGTCGGTGATCAGTGGCGAACACCGGATCAACTCTGGTGGGGCATTAACTCGCGGTTCGGCCCGTTCGTTCTGGACCTGTTCGCCGATCGGGACAACGCAAAATGCGAGGCGTTTTACACAGCTGAAGATAATGCGCTCACTAAGGACTGGAGCGCACGCCTGAAAGAGCTAAACGGCGTCGGTTACGCCAACCCTCCCTATTCTCGCGCACTCAAGCATGACGAGCAGTACATCACAGGCATGCGCCACATCATCGCTCACACCATGGCAATGCGTGAGCAAGGCGGTCGATACGTATACCTGATTAAGTCGGCTACCGGCGAACTCTGGTGGCCGGAAGAAGCGGATCACGTCGCTTTCATTCGCGGGCGCATCAGCTTTGACCTGCCAGTTTGGTACCGCCCGGAAGAGGGCCAACCGTCGGAATCATCAGCCGGGTTCGGTGCGGCTATCGCCGTGTTCGATAAAACGTGGCGCGGGCCGAAGTTTGATTATGTCAGTCGGGATGAACTGGAAGCCCGCGGTGCCGCGTTCATGCGGCAGATTGAGCTGGCGGCGGCCAGAATGATTCCACCAGCACCCACCGCCCGGCCGCTGCCGGAAACCGAAAACGATGTCTGGCCAGAAGAAGTACACCGCATTGCCAGGGGAATAGAACACCTCGCCGAGCTGCCATTAGAAAAAAACCGCAAAGTGATGCAGCACATCAACCATCTGCTGCTGGACCGCGCGCCATCCGGCACGATCATCGTTATGGCTCAGTCACTGGCATCAACTTTTAAGGAATTCCCGAATGCGTGAAATCATCGTAGATAACTTCGCCGGCGGCGGCGGGGCCAGCACAGGCATTGAAATGGCAACAGGGCGCAGCGTCGATATCGCTATCAACCACGACCAGAACGCCATCGCTATGCACAGCACTAATCACCCGGACACTCTGCATTACTGCGAATCGGTGTTTGATATTGATCCGGTTGCTGCCACCAGCGGCGCCCCAGTCGGGCTGGCGTGGTTCTCACCGGACTGCCGCCACTTCTCGAAAGCGAAAGGCAGCACCCCGGTGAAGAAGGAGATCAGGGGGCTGGCCTGGATTGTACTCCGCTGGGCGCTGGCCACCCGGCCCCGCGTCATGATGCTGGAGAATGTGGAAGAGTTTAAAACCTGGGGGCCGCTGCTGGCAGACGAGGATCGCCCGGACCCGGCCCGCGCAGGCGAGACGTTCGCCGCGTTCGTGGGAATGTTGAGTGCTGGCGTACCAGCAGATCACCCTGCGCTGGATGAAGTGTGCGAGTTCCTGCAGATAGGACGGAACAGTCCGGCGGCGCAGAGGCTGAGTGAAGGCCTCGGCTATGCGGTCGAATACCGGGAGTTGCGGGCCTGCGATTACGGTGCGCCGACGATCCGTAAACGCTTCTTCATGGTGATGCGCTGCGACGGGCAGCCGATAGCCTGGCCGGAACAGTCGCACGGTGATCCCAAATCACTGCCGGTGCAAAGCGGCCAGCTCAAACAGTGGCGCACTGCAGCCGAATGCATCGACTGGTCATTGCCCTGCCCGTCGATTTTCTCCCGCAAAAAACCGCTGGCAGAGAATACGCTGAAGAGGATTGCCCGCGGCATTCAGCGCTTCGTGATCAACAACCCCACGCCTTTCATCGTGAAGTGCAACCACACCAGCAGCAAAACCAGTTATGGCACCTTCCGGGGCCAGGGTCTGGATGCACCGTTGCAGACCATCACTAAAAAGACTGGCTATGCGGTCGTTATCCCACACCTCACGAAATTCCGTACCGGTGCCACCGGGCAGGAAGTGACTGACCCGATGCCGACCGTCACGGCTGGTACCTCCGTGCGACCGGGCGGCAATGGTCACGCGCTGGGAATGGTTGAAGCGGCACTGACTCCTTTCACCGCTGGAGCGGGCGGCCCAAAATACTCAGCGAAACCACGCAGCGTTGAACAGCCGATGAACACCGTTGTGAACACTAATCATTCCTGCGTGATTGCGCCGGTGATCGCCCGGCAGTTCGGCGCCAGCGTGGGCCATGCAGTAGACCAGCCAGCGGGGACGGTTACTGCCGGCGGTGGTGGCAAAAGCCAGCTGGTATGCCCGACGCTAATCCAGATGGGATATGGCGAACGTGTCGGCCAGGCCCCGCGAGTGCTGGACCTGCATAAGCCCACCGGAACCGTCACCGCCGGTGGCAATAAATTTGCAGTAACCAGTACATTCCTGGCTAAGCACTTCGGCGGGAACTACACCGGACCAGGTGCGCCGCTGGATGGACCAATGCACACCGTAACAACCACGGATCACCACGCGCTGGTGACGTCGAGCATCATCAAAATGCGCGGCACAAATACCGGGCAACCCTTCGACACACCGCTGCAAACGGTCACAGCTGGCGGTCAGCACTTCGGCGAAGTCCAGACCAGCCTGTCGGTACATGACTATGACGAGGATCGCGCGGCGCTGGTGAGTGAGTTCCTGCGTCAGCATGACCTGAGCGAGTTCGTCCAGATCCAGGGGGTGACATACCGCATCGTTGATATCGGCATGCGCATGTTGCAGCCGAAAGAGCTTTACGCCGCCCAGGGCTTCCCCGCCTGGTACGTCATTGATCAGGACTACCGTGGCAACAAATACGCAAAAGATAAGCAAGTAGCGCGATGCGGTAACGCTGTACCGCCGCCGTTCGCCGAAGCGCTGGTGCGAGCCAACTTGCCAGGAATGTGCATACCACAGGAGAAAGTAGCGTGACCGACTCAACGACCGTCAATCACCATTATAGTGAGGCCATTTCTATGAGCAGAACTATCAAATTACAGGACTGGGCAAAGGAAGAATTCGACGAACCGATCCCCAGCATGCCATCGCTTTTAAAGTACGCAAAAAATGGCATGATATCGCCCTCTCCTTTTAAAGCTGGGCGTTGCTGGCGTGTAGAACGTACTGCTCGATTTGTGGGATATGGCATCAAGCCCACGATAAAAAATAATGATGATGACCGACTGAAAAGGATTCTTGCTGATGGCACGTCCACGTAAATACAACGTAAGCATAGCCGGGCTTTCATGCTATACCGATGCCCGGACCAAAAAGGTGTATTGGCGCTACAAACACCCTGTGACTGGGAAGTTTCACGGTCTCGGCACCGATGAAGCTGCAGCAAAGGTAATAGCCGTTGAGGCTAACAGTCGGTTAGCTGAGAATCAGATGGCAAACATGCTCAGGGCGCGGGAGCAGATAGCTAAAAGTAGTGGCAAGAGTATTACCACAAAGTCATGGGTGGAAGAGTATAGCAAGATCCTCGTTCGCAAAGTCGCAGCTGGGGAAATCAAACCGGCTACCGCAGCAGGCAGAGAGTCAGCACTCAGATCGCTGGTCACACAATGCGGTATTCGCCCACTAAATGAAGTGGGTACAAGGGACATAGCAGTAATTATCGATGAATACGTTACACGCGGCGTGCCAAGGATGGCCCAGCTGTGCAGGTCTGTGCTGATTGACGTATTCAGGGAGGCACAGCATGCCGGAGAAGTCCCACCGGGCTATAACCCTGCCCTGGCAACCAAAAATCCTAAAGCCCGCGTTAATCGGCAGCGCCTTTCTCTCGAAGAGTGGCATGTCATCTATGCCGAAGCCGAAAAGATGCAACCATGGGTATCACGGGCGATGCTACTCGCTCTTGTTACCGGGCAGCGTGTTGGTGATATTTCTGAAATGAAATTTTCTGACATTTGGGATGATGCCCTGCATGTAGTTCAGGAGAAGACCGGATCAAAAGTTGCTATACCGCTTTCGCTTCGTTGCGACGCTATCGGGATGTCTTTGAGAGAGGTGATCGCGATTTGCAGGGATTCAATCCTTAGCCCGTGGATATTGCATCAACGGCATTCTCAGGGAAATTGCAAACCAGGTGAAAAGCTCAAGAAGCACTCGATAACGATTACCTTCTCACGCGCTCGTGATAAATCTGAGCTTTCCTGGTCATCTGGAACGCCACCAAGTTTCCATGAACAGCGCTCATTATCAGAACGCTTATACCGGGATCAGGGTATCGATACACAGACTCTTTTGGGCCATAAAAGCAGGTCAATGACTGATAAATATAATGATGATCGAGGTAAGGAATGGAAGGTCGTGGCAGTATAA